CTTAAGCACCAACTGGTCAATAAGTGCTTTGGCAGTGTACCTGACGGAGAGATCCGTTACCAGATCACTGGTACGCGTATGAGTGGTGATATTAACACGTCCATGGGCAATTGTTTGTTGATGTGTTCTATGATCTACTCTTACCTCAGTGATATTGGCGTCAGGGCGAAGCTTGCCAACAATGGTGACGATTGTGTGTTATTTCTGGAACGCAGTGACTTCGACAAGTTGTCGGGGTTGTATGACTGGTTCTTGCGTATAGGATTCAACATGGCCATTGAAGAGGAAGTTGACGAGTTCGAAGGAATCGAGTTTTGTCAGACGAAGCCGGTATTTGATGGCCATTGTTGGATAATGTGTCGCAAGCCTTTAGCTATTGCTAAAGATTGTGTAATGCTTTACCCCTATTCACGCAAATATTATGAGGGGTGGCTACATGCTGTTGGCACAGGGGGAATCAGATTGGCTGGTGGGTTGCCCATCTTCCAGGAGGTTTACCAGTTGTTTAGGCGATCAGGGTCCAGGAACAACATCGATTATTCCAATCACGTTGGCTTTAATATGAGCGAAGCGTTGAGTCACATGACGCGCGAGTATCAGACTGAAATTCACCCTTCATGTCGCGCGTCATTCTATTATGCTTTTGGGGTCACTCCAGATGAACAATTATGCCTGGAGCGACACTACAGAGGTGGCAATCTCTGTAGGGACCTTGGCGATTGGCAGCCAAGGTCCATAATGGGGTCAGTATATTAAAATTCCAAATCCAATTTGATGGGCTAATATAAACGCCAAGAGACTGCACGGAGCTAGGTCACTTTATACTGATGAACAGTCCTGATAACATTCAGGATCCCATAGAATGTTGTTTACAAATGATTGCACCACCAAGTAAGTATTCCAATTACGGACGAGATTTGAAGATTCAACCAACCCGAGCTGAGTTGCGGCGTGATCGCATTGAACGTCACTTAGTTGATTCTAAGATAGCTGTTTCTGATCCTAACAAGGGTTGGATTGATACTGGTAAGCTTGTTAATTCTATTGACGATCCTAACCGTTCACTCGGTCGATACCCTACACCAT